CAAAAATCAGAACCGGTCCTTCCAGCGTGGTGGGGTCTTCGGCGTTGTAGGAGCTCTCCTGCTGGACGTAGCTCTGCTGCCACAGGTCAACATTCGGGACACTGCCGCTGGCTGTGAATGTGCTCTTTGCGGTGTAGTGCTTACCGCCGTACTTCACCGTCTGGCCTAGGCGGTAGAAGACCCCGGCGGTGTACACCTCATCAGGGCAGCTACGGCGGAGCGTGACCTCTGCCGAGAGCACCACACCGGCGCCTTCCGCCGGGATGGCGTTGGTTTGGGTGACGGCCAGCACCTCGGCGCCGCCAGGGGCTAGGGCACGGCTGATGCCACCGCCACCAACGCCAGGACGGGTCTGGATGATCGAATTGCGCAGCGGCACCCTTGCGGTGGTGGTGTTGGCCAGCTTGAGCGTCACCCGCCGCTGCGCCGTCGAGCGGGTATCAATCAGCCGACGAACGTAGACCCGGCGGCCGACGGCGAGCGAGACACCGCCATCAGTTCCGATCGCTTCACCAGTGCCGGCCTGGGCGGCGGCGGCAGTGATGGCAATGGCGGTGGATGTGGCGCTGGTCCAGGCGTTCGCCGAGAGGGTGGCCCTCCAATCAACGCCGTTGGGGTTTTCGATCCAGATCAGGGTGCCCGCGGCCAGGCTGTAACCGGCAGCCGCCAGCACCGCCGGCACCGCCGGATCGGCGCCCACTGCCAGGGCTTCGGCCAGTGTGATGGTGCTGCCGGAGATGGCCGAGACAAGGCCCAGCGGGATGCGGCGGATGTTGCCGGTCTGATCGGCCACACTGCGGGCCACCCTGAGGCGCCGCAGGTTCCAATTACTATCCAGGGCCACGCTGGCGTTCTGGTAACCCTTGGCCACCGCAACGCAACCGCCGAAATTGGAGGTGGAGTTGGAGAACTCCATCTGTGCGCCGCTGTCAGCTAGGTGGTGACGACCGGCGCCGATGGCAAAGATGCTGACCATCTGGCCGAACGCATCGTTCAGCAAGGTGATGTGCCGGCTCATGCGGCGTGGCTTCATGCGCACGTCGTCGGATTCGCTGTCGATCAGCTCCTGGTAGTTGACCGGGGCTCGCCAGGCGCCGCTGCGGTAGATCTCCCAGCAGCTCAGGTCACGCTGCTGGCTGATGCCGGTGAATTGCGCCGCCACCAGGCTCTTGAGGCCAGCCAGGCGAGCACCATCCCAGAACACGCCCGACATGCCCCATTCGGTGCGCAGGGAGCAGTTGTAGATGTACGGGCTCGCTCCCCTGACCGTGTCCCAAGCCTCAGATGGGTTGCCGCTGATCGGTCCCACCGTCTGCCATTCGGACAGCCGGGTGACCGCCAGAGCATTGCTGAGGTTGCCGCTGTTGCTGGCCCCGCCCATGGCGGTGCGCACCTTGGTGTACAGCTGATCCAGATCCGCCTGGCTGGCGTTGTGAAAGCAGTCCAGCAGGTGGTGACTGCTGCTGGCACGGAACTGATCCCGGAATGTGAACCCGTAGACGTAGCTGGTTGAGGTGATTTTGAGGATCGCCACCCGGTTGCTGTACTCGGCGGCCTCATCCGCCGCGGCCGGCACGTATGAGGGGCGGACGTTGGTTTGCCGCAGGCTGAGGGGAGCGCTTGCCGTGGCGTAGCGCGGCAACACGATGCCGCCGCTGTTGGGGTTGAAGGCGATTAGGTGGTTGGGGGTCGGATCGAAGCCGGCCGCCGGCCATTCCGTCACCGGGATGGCGTAGCTGGAATTGCCAGGGTCGTTATAGAAAATGTGCGTCCCAGGGCTCAGTTCTACCGAGGGGCAGTCGACATTCGCCTCTTCTGAGTTGATCGTGAAGAAGTTCTTGCTGGTCATCGCAACGATCTCGATCGCTGCTCGGTTGATGGTGCGAAACGGCTTCTGCTTGCTGTAGCCGCAGCTGAGCCGCTGATTTTCCAACCGCTTGAGCTTGGCGGCGATCTTGGCCGCATCGGTGGCCTCGCCGGGCTCTTCAAACCAGTTGTAGGAACCACCAACAAACCGATCGCTGCCGGTGTACGGGTTGATGTAGATCGTGAACGGACTGTTGAGCGGATCGGCCGGCTCGCTATTGCCTGGGGCGATGTTGGCGTTGCCCGCCATCTGCAGCAGGGCATCCACCACCGCAGCCAGCTGCTCCTTGGCGCGAAGCTGCCCGCCGGGTCCGAATGCGTTACGGATGCCGGCGAGGGCATTCGCAAAACTGATCCGGGCCATGTGCTGCTGCTGTTGCCGTCAGGCTAGGGCTGGCTCATTGCTGCCAATGGATGTTCCCGATCAGCAATGACAAAGCGGACGTCGCCGATCGAAGCGAACTGGCCACGGATCTTCTTCGTTTCGCCGGCCTGGGTGGAAAGGCGCACGTTGGTCAGGAGGATGTCCAGCTCATAGAAGAGGCACTCCTCCCGGATGAAGCACACACCGTTTGAGTGGCCCCGGGGCCCATCGGCCACCAGCAGGCGGATGGTGCCGGTGCCCCCCTTCTTGGTGAGCGTGTCGAGGCGGAGCATGGCGGAGCTGGGGCTGACGCCAGGGTGGTAGGTGTTGCTGATCTCTCCGGAGAAGCTCCCGGCACCCCTCACTTGGCCAGCAAGGACCGCCCCGAAGGCCTCGCCGATCGCCCCCTGGTCGAGGGCCGTGGTGTCGGTCTCCACCTCCCAGCTGGAGAGATCCGCCTGCCGCTTCCAGCCCCGCTCATCCGCCGCGGCCCCCGCGTTCCGGATCACCGGCGGCAGGGCCGGCACGATGTCCTGCAGCCCCACCTCAGCCTCCTCAGGGCGGGGGATGGTGAGGGCCAGGGCCAGCAGGGCCTCGGCATAGCCGGCGCGGTCGCTGGCCACGCTGAGGACCAGCCGATCGAATCCCACCAATCGAAGGGGCAGGCGGCTGAGCTCGCCGCCGTTCACCGCACCCACCTCGAGGCTGTAGAAGGTGGCGCGCTCCAGGGCATCCTGGTGGATGTAGACGGTGGCCTGCTGGCTCAGGCCGACGTTGCCGGGGTGGTCCCAGAAGGTGGCGTTGTCGTCAGAGCCCCAAAAGGGCGGATCGGCGCCGACGCGGTGCAGGGTGGCCGGCCCACTGGAGGCGGCATCCCCCCAGAAGCTGTGGCCGTCGGGACAGTTGGCGTAACCGGTGCCGAGCACATCGAACGGCACACCCAGCGGTGCGGTGATAAGCACCTGGTCGCCGTTGAGAAAGCAGGGCTCCTCTAGCCGCAGCCGCACCACGCTGCCGGGGGCATCAAGCAGGTCATCGGTGAGCACCACCGGCCGCGGCCAGCTGCGGCTGAGGGTGAGGGTGCCGATCTCGCCATCGATCGCCATGGCTCAGAACCGGCCGCTCATATCGCCGTTGACGGTCAGCGACATCGAGCAGGAGATCAGCTCCCGCACGCGCACCGGGGTGCCGAGGGAGGCGCTGAGGACATCCATGGTGAAGTCGCCGCGGGTCGACCCCCGGCGGGTGACAACGCGGAGGGTATCGACATCGTCGCTGTCGTCCCAGATGCTGTTCGCCATCGACACCGCTGGGGCGTTGTCCGGGTCGTAGAGCAGGGTGCAGCTGATCTGCGATTCGCGCATCCCCTTGGTGCTGGTGCTGGCGACCTGGCCCACTCCGGTGGTGGGCAGGATGTCGCGGGAGACGGAGACATTGACATCCGTGATCTTGCCCACCAGCGAGCCGTTCCAGTACACGTCGCTCTGGGTTGTATTCCGGACGCTCATCCCTGATTAAGCTCATGGCCACATCAGGAGGCTAGGCAGGGCCATCGGCCCAGGGCCTACGGGCTGTTCTGCAGCCGGGCCTGCAGTTGCACCATCAGTGTGCAGCGGTGGCGGTAGGTGAGCGAGCTCCTAGGGGTGGGGGCGCCCTGGCCCAGAGGCCAGAATCAGCGCAGGCCGGCGCCGGTGGTGACCGATTCGATGAAGGCTTTGTAATCCGCCGTCACTCCGGCAAAAAAGATGTCTGGCAGCGTCAGGGGCAGCAGGCCGGAGTAGCTCTGGCGGAAGGTGGCCAGGATCTCGGTTGCTTGATCGGTGCGGATGTTGCCGAACTCCAGCTCCAGGGCCCCGTTGACTGCCACCGTGCCCCACAGCCGCTGATCCTCGATCCCGGCCTCCGACACCGCGCTGGTGACCGGATGGCGGGGCATCACGAACGCGAATCTGGTCGGCTCGATGCTGGGGAAGAGGATCGCCATCAGGTATCAGCTGATTCAGGAGCCGGGAGAGCGTTGATCCGTTGCATGCCGTTGAAGGTGAGAATCGAGCGCACCTGAAAACTCCGGGGCTTGCGATCAAAAAATTCCAC